GTCCAAGATTTATGTGTACGACCATACCTATATATAAATTCATCATGGAGTGCACAATAATGTTCGTAATGCCAAAGATAGTTAGTAATAGATTCCATAGTCCATACAGTACACGGATGTCCGACGTGCACCGCCTTATATAGAATATTTTCTCTTTTATCCGGTAACTCCCAGTACTTTACCATAGTCTTACCAGACTTAGAAGGACGCCGCGTTTCTTTACCATCTAATACACGATGGGCAGTAGATAACATCTGTGCCGATTCTAGTATCATTTTGGAAACGTGTGCATCACATTGAATTTGTGCTGCTTTTACAGGGTCTTTGTCAAGTATAAAAATATTCATGATGTATGTATCTCCGTTCCGATAAACTCTATCTATTATACCGAAACGGAGACACTTTGTAAATCCCCTATGTTACTAAAATTCTGGTTTTTTGTATTTCAGCTATCTGTTCATCTAAGAATATTTTTTTCAATAGCACTTTAGCCATTCTATCGGTTCTTCCTTGTTTTCGATACCGAGCAATTGCAAATTCGAGTTGACGCGAATCTTTTTTAAGCCGTTCGATTTGAGCTGAAACCATTTATAGTTTTCTCCAGAGAAAAAGCGTATCACAGAATATGATACGCTTAACAAGTTAAGGTAAAGGATGCTAAAGTTTGGATGCATACTATTTCCTAATAATATCTGGAAAAGCCTCTTGAATAATTTTAAGGGTAATACCGTCACATGGCTTTTCTTTGTTAATCATTTTTACAACCAATTCAGCATCACGAGGGTGTATTGATTCCAGAATGCCAAGAAAAATATTCTCTCTTTTAAATCCTGGAATCCTTTCGCCAGGCCCGCCTTTTACGACGTACCGGAATTCTTTATATTTACTAAGAAGATTTGAAGGCGCATTGTGTTCCTCACTTGCGGTATAAGGAACTGGACCTTTCGGAAGTAGAAATTCTACTTTAGGATCCATTGCACCTGCCAAAATAGATTTAAGTGCCAAGGTATCATTTTGTTTTAATACTTGGACTTTTGCCTTACGGTCTTTTGCTTTTTCAAATTGTTCTAATACTTCATGTACTAATTTAGCCATTAGAAAAACTCCTCAACAACTTCTACTAATAATCTGCAACGTTTTTCAACAAGATAAGGAAATACTTTTCCTTTATTTCCAGATGGGTTCTGATTCATAAAATTATTTATAATTTCTTTTGACACCGTTTCTGGGGTTTCTGATAAATCTATCAGTTTTTTATTACGTAAGTAATTACGATATACTTCTTCACCAAGAGCTTTTGGGTCATCAAGTAATGCCTGTTTCTTTTTAGAAGAAAGAACATTTTGCTTTCTACCTTCTACAAATACCTTATCATCTGATAGGACATTTGGTACACCATCACCAGAATCGCCTTTTAGTATCTTTTCCATAAGACCAAGACGTGGATTATCTTCCTTGACAAACTTTTTAGTCATTGGTGAAAACTGCTTGACGTTATCAAACTTTTGTAGCTGTTTGAAGTCATGGTCAGAAGATATAATCATTACTGGTTCATATTGGCCAAGCTCTTGTGTATTCATAACGATTTGGGCAATAGAATCATCTGCTTCACATCCCCATATGTGTACCATTTTATACGGAAAGTTTTCAGCAAGTTCTTCACGTACCATATTCGTAATACGAAAAATCTCCTGCCAGTCACGCTTATCGTCATCACGATTTGTCTTACGCTTAGCTTTATATTCAGGATAATAATCTTTACGCCAGTTGCCACCAGCATCGGCAACAATAACTACATCACCATATTCTTGGAACTTTTGTCTGTACATTCGAATAGAATTCAGGATCATATGGCGAATAATATCTTCTTCTGGCATTAGTTTCTGTGCAATAATATTACCAATGGCAATACCATTATAGTCAATAATAATCATAATGTATCCTTTACGTTTTTCCCAGAGCAGTATTCATAGCAGAGATCAGGTCCTTTACCCCTTTTCAAGTCGCTATAAAAGCTTTTCCATTCTTTAGATAGTACCACATCTTCAACGGATTGTAAATCCCCTAATTTGAATTTTTCATCAACTAAGGCTGCAATATCACTTTCAAAAAGGTTAGGTATATCCCAGTGACAGCACGGGAGTATGTATCCACGGGCTGTATGGCCGTAAGGTTTACCTGAAAGACATTTTGGTTTTAAATTGCTCATAATCTCTTTCTACATAATGTTGGGGGTTTGTAGGCTTCAACTCATCATCTTCATTGAATCTACTTGATCGTATAAAGTTAATTGGTATTTTATAATAGTCGGCTAACTGTTTAGCTTCTTGCATTGTATCTTCGTTATATTTAAAAATAATATAGTTCCAGTATACTTTCAATCCCATTTGTTTCGCTAAAAGCATCATTTCAAATAGTTTAGTGCCATCCTGGTTCTTTCTATAGAGATGGCTTTCTTCTGGGATTCCGTCTATGCCAAAGGTCCAGTGAGCTTTTGGATTCGAATTAAATGCTTCCAAGTACCAAGCCTTAGTTCTATTCGAGGCAGCATTGTCTACGTATGTTTCGATCCCCCGTTCGTAATTTAATCGAAGGAACATCGGGAATTGGTTGTGCATGGTTGGATCGGATACGTTCCCGCAGAAATGTATTTTATCAAAGTAGTCCGTAATAGTCTTATATTCTGTGAAGGACATATCATGCCCTGGAATACGTAATCCGTTTTTCCTATAAGATATTCTTAGGCACTTTGGACACTCAAGTGTGCATCGGTTAGTGATATCTAAATTAATTGATTTAAGTCTATTTAACATAAGCACCAATTTTTACATTATATAATACCATATTTTTATTTAATTGTAAATCCCCTTTTATGTTATTTTATTTTAATTTCCGTAACATCTATAAATTCTCTATTTTTTATATGACCTTCTGCAATATCATCTTTTGATTGCCCGAAGTACGCTACTGCATGATGTTGTTCAATCATCATTTCATTTAGAATTCTGCCGTCTTCTAGTTTGAATTTTCCGAGTATTCTACCGTATTTTCCGACGCCATCTTTCATAGTAACTAGAATTTGTGTAGATCCAACAGGAATATGATCTTTTACAAACTGCTTAGCAGCAAGACCGTATTTCTTTTCTTCTTTATCGGAGGTTCGACTTTCTGGCGTATCAATACCATGAAACCGAATCCTTTGTTTTCTTAACCATACACCAAATCCTAGATCTATATCTACATCTGTTGTATCGCCGTCTACTACTCTGAGGATTTTACACTTATATTCGTACACGAGTCGTCTCCCTTATGCTTTGATGGTTTTAATAATTTTTTGGCCTGCCTATTCGCCCTGCTTAAACTAGCTCTCTGTCTCAAGCTTAGGTTAGAGGGGTTATATTTTAAATGTACCGTCATAGCCCTTTGTTTCCGTAAACCTATCTTCAAATTTATAGCTAAATTCATTCATTAAACAATCCTCCATAATCAAAACTTATACGATACAATAACCTATCTCCTTCAACTTGGTTGCGCTTATGTATACTATGAAACTGGTCCATAAAAATAAAGTCACCTGTTTTCCAATCATTATGGTGGTATATATATTTTTCTTGAAACACATGATCGATTAAATATTCTTTAAGCCATTTTTCATCTAATGGCTTTCCTGAACGTCTCCACATTTTTCTTATGTAATGAAACGTAAAGTATAAACCTTTATCATTATCCCAAGGATGGTTATATACTAAAGGTTTAGTAACTCCTTCTGGATAAATCCGTTTGTTTTCAAACATTATTAGTTCTTTGTCATCTTCGTCTAATTTGTAAAAAGTATTATTTTTGAATTGGAAAGTACAATCTACATCATCTACTATTTCTTTGATTTCGTCAGGTAATTCTCTATAAGCTTTACGTGTATCGCAAAAACTTGTGATGCTGTTTTCACCTGGTTCGACACAATAAAGAGCAACACAAGATTCCTTGCCGCTCGGACGACCGTTACCATTTGAGTGCCAATCTAATTCTTTATCAGCAAAAATTCCGATTTTTTCACCGTTTTCTCTTCTATTAGTAACCCTAAATAATCCAGGATATTCTGGATGCATAAAAAATTGCTTAGGTTTCAAAACAGTGCCGAATGTTTCGCAGATACGTAAAATATCTTCTTCATTACATTTTTGATTTCTGACAACTACAATATTATCTTTAATAATGTTTCTACCAAAATCCTTTAATTCATCAACGCTTAACTTACTTAGATCTAAATCTTCGTATTTTATTCCTACGTTCATAATTTTTCCAAACTTCTTCTTCATGTTTGTATTCGTACATAAGCTCCTATCCTCCCGTGAATATCTGGATACTCTATGTATCTATATCCGTTAGGTGGATTTATATCTTCACCTTCCCAAACAGGTATAAAAGATGTATTACCCCATTGGAAATCATTATTTTTTCTAAGATGTACTTCGATTAAACGAGAACCAATAAATTCACAATTAATCCATTCATATTTTTCTTTTATCGGATTTAATATTTTAGGAAAACTTATAATTCTTTCTATAGCAGGCAAATCATCAACTTGTTCCCACCTATCCCACTTTACAAACGTATCTTCTTTTTTAAATCCCTCGACAACAAGTTTAATTTTACCCCATTGGTAATCTACACTAAAATGTCTTCCCTTAAATACTTCGCACCAGAAATATCCTGGGGTAAGATGATCTGTACCGCAGTCAACAGCTTGTAAATATTCTAAACTTGTACCGATACCTAAACCTAGTGCATTCTTACACGGTCGAACGATATATCTGTTATCTTCGGGTACATCCATACCTACTGGGCCACAGATGTATTCTAACTTTCTTGAAAGAATAAATTTATCTAAAACCCAAATATGATCTGGGTCTATATTCTTCCAAACTTCGTCTTCATAACATATCTCCATCCTTTAGCCTCTTAACATGAGATCGATGTATCCTGCAATTAATAATACCATTATAATAGGTATCATCTAACAATACAGATCTATCGAATTGTTCTTTTGCTTCGAGATATCCCATTTCTCCCTTTGATTTACAGAGATATAGTATCTCACGGCGGAATCCTTTCTCACCGTGATCTTCAAGGAGTTGTTTAACCAGGTCAGATGATCCGAAGTAGTCTTTCCAGTTGGATTCGACAATACTTCTTCTTTTCCTGGTTTTACCTTTAAGCGGGGGAAGTGTTTTTCTCGACCAGAATCCCTTTTTACCAACGTACTTTTTGTTATTGGTAAGATCCGTGATGATGTATACAAATCCTGCCCAATCCCGTAATTGATCTTCGGAGGGATTAAATTCTCTATCATTATAGTACCACATACATCTATATATCAGTCCCAATCTTCCTCGTCTAGATCTAATCCCTTGTGTAAGATTGCTTCGCTTCTGCGACCACACATAGGACAAAATTCTGGATGATCAGATGCTACCATATATGTGGTTTCTTCACATTCTTCGCATTCGATTTTGAATTCGATCATGCTACTTTGTCCCAGTCCCAATCGCCTTCCATAGAAGTTACGGAATATTCAGTAACACGTTTTTCGAAGAAGTTATCATGTGAAGCACCATTCAGTACCCAATCAAGCCACGGTAGAGGATTATCTTTTACCTTAAATGTTGGCTTCAGGCCAAGCTGTAGAAGACGACGGTCTGCAATATGTCGGATATAGTCTTTTACTTCTTGTCTTGTTAATCCCTGTACATCATCAATACCTTTGAATGATAGTTTAATAAATGCGTCTTCGAGCTTAACTGCATCTCTTGCCATCTGGTAGATTTTAGATTTTAGTTCATCGTTAACAATACGTGGATGTTCATCACAGAACTCACGGAAAAGTTTAGCAATACCCTGAACATGCATTGATTCGTCACGTATTGACCATTCAACAATTGTTCCCATTCCTTTCATCTTGCCAAACCGTTGGAAGTTCAGCAACATTACAAAGGAAGCAAACAAGCTCATTCCTTCGTTAAATACAGATTGTGCCATAATAAGTGCTAGACCTTGCAGAGTATTTGGATTACCCTGTGACATAAATTCAATCTTATCCGCCATTTCTTTATATTCAAGGAAAGCATGAAATTCTTCGTCAGGTAATCCAAGAGTATCATTGAGGAGAGCATATGCGCGCTGGTGTACACCTTCACGGTTAGCAAATGACGAAAGCATATTACGTACTTCATTATTCTTAAATTTAGGAATAAGAAGCTCATGGTAATTTTCGCCTACCTGAACATCAGACTGAGTAAACAGACGAAGAACTTGTGTAATAAATTCTTTTTCATCATCAGACAGTTTAGTTTTCCAATCCTGAACATCTTCGGATAGTTCAGCTTCGTCTTCGACCCAATGGATCTCTTCATGCTTTTTTGTTAGTTCTACCGCCCATGGGTATAGGAATGGGCGATAAGTTTTAGATACTTCTGTAAGTGACATGTTTTCTCCTCTTAGCCTTCACATGCGCGACACTCGTCGCCTGATTCTATTGTCATCGGTTGATTTAAATATTCCATTAGTTCGTCATAGCCACCAACATACTGGCCACTGATGTAAATTTGTGGTACGGTCTTTACTTTACGTCCTGTAACTTCTGCTGCGGTCTTGCCAATTTCTTCTAGGTCAATATAATCAAACTGAATACCACGTAAAGAAAGTTCTTCTTTTGCTCTTGCACAATATGGGCAATCGATCTTACCATATACGATATTACGATCATCACCCTGTAGTGCTACACGTTCTACTTTTTCAGAAACATTTTCTGCACGTTGCTTTGCTTCCGTACGTAAGTAGTAAAGACCTTTTAGTCCTTCCTTCCATGCTTTTACATGTACTTTATTTACATACGATTTTTCTGCACCAGCAGGGAAAAATACGTTTACTGATTGACCTTGACAAATATAAGGTTGTCTATCTGCAGCATGTTGTACTACCCAATTTTGATCAAGCTCTTGTGCTGTCTTAAATACTGCCTTTTCACCTTCAGTCAAGAATGGTAGATGTTGTACTGAACCTTTATTTGTAATAATAGAAGTCCATATAGATTCGTTATTTTCGCCGTGCCTTTCTAATACTTCTTCCAGGTATTTGTTCTTAACAAGAAAAGAACCTGCACGTGTACGATGTGTATATGCATTTGCCTTACTTGGTTCAATACTCGGTGAGGTAGAAAGAATAATGCCAGATGATGCATTTGGTGCAATAGCCATAAGGTGTGCATTACGACGACCTGTACCAATACCATCCGGATATTCACCTCTCTCCTGCGCAAGCTTTTCTGTCTGGGAAATAGCACGTTTCTGAATATCTTCAAATACGACTTTATTCATTTCTCTTGCATGATCACTCTCCCAGGCAACACCGTGCTTTTGTAAGAGTGAATGGAAACCCATTGCACCTAGTCCGATAGATCTCTCACGTTCCGCAGAGAACCTTGCTCTCGAAATTGTATCAGGAGCATTTTCGATAAAATACTCGAGGACATTGTCAAGCATAATGATAAGATCTTCGACAAGAGTAGTATCCTTCCACTCGTCATAGAGTTCAAGGTTGAGAGAAGATAAACAACAGACCGCAGTGCGTTCAGCAGAAGTTGGTAAATGAATTTCATTACACAAGTTGGAACCATGAATTTTTAATCCTAAATCTTTTAGATTCTGCGGTAAATGTTTATTTGCTATATCTATAAAGTTTAAATAAGGCTCCCCAGTACGGAAACGTGTTTCAATAATACGTTGCCAAAGTTTACGTGCATTTACTGTTTCTTTTACTTCATCGTCCTTCGGATCTTTTAAATCCCAATCTTCATCATTTATAACTGCATTCATAAATGCATCAGAGATATTAATAGCATTATGCAAATTAAGAGCCTTACGCTGTACGTCACCAGTCGGTATACGCATATTAAGGAATTCTATAACATCCGGATGCGAAACGTCCATATAGGCTGCGTATGAGCCTTTACGGGTACGTCCTTGGCGATATGCAATCATATCAGCATCTACCGTATGTAGAAATGGCATAGGGCCAGGAGCAATATCAGATACTGTACGTACGTCACTCCAATGACCGCCAACTCCACCTCCATAAACAGATAGCCAACGTAATTCTGAAGTATGTTCGATTAATCCTTCCAGCGTATCTGGAACATATGTCAAGAAACAAGATATAGGCATACCTTTGTCATTCTTTGTACCATTTGGTGCATTCGAAAGAACAGGTGAGGCAAACATAAACCATTTGTTTGAAACTGCATTATATAATCTTTGAGCTAGAAGTTCGTCTGTATTGCCCTGGAAAGTTGCCCATGCACTTGCTGCACGAGCATATGCCTCTTGAGGTGACGATTCATTCTTTCTCATATAAAAATCTTTGAGCATACCAACAGCATATTCTGTTAGTAGGCTATCTTTTTTCTTATTAATTTTAATGGTATTTTGCATAAAAGACCCCTGCACCGAAAATTGCTTTCAGTGTTTTAATTTATTTTCATTTGATGGTAGTATTATATATCGTTATTGGAAGTTTGTAAACCCCGATATATCGTTATTTTCGATTTTATTCCCAGTTATTTTTTTCCTTATCGGAAAGCAAACGGGTAACAATTTTCTCTGCTTTGGAATCATGAACATAATAATAATCGGTTCTTCTTTTATACAAACAGGTGTATCCTATTTGTCTCATAAATTTATCTATTCGGGGTTTATGAGTCTTAACGTGTGCTGGCCTTACTTCTAAGACTACGGTAGGTTTATGATTTAATAAAAGATTCTTGGCTCCGATGACGACTTTTTCTTCGTAGCCTTCTACGTCTATTTTTATAAAATCGACTTCTATATCTTTAGATAAAAAATGATCTAAAGTGTCTATTTTTATATTAGTACGCCTACTAGCCGAACCTCCTGCTTTTTCTCCGTTTTCTAGAAATCGACTTATTCCTGGCCTGTTGGGATTGTATTTAAAATCTCTTTTTTCTACAACATTACCAATACCGATACGGTATGTATTTACATTTTTTAAATTATGTTCTTCTATATTTTTTAAGAGACATTCGTAGACAGGAGGATTAGGCTCAAATGATATTATTTTTTGGAAGTATGGTGAAAAGCCGATGGTTGTCTGACCGATATTAGCACCAACGTCAAGACAAACTCTTCTAGGTCCTGGACAGAAATAATCTACAGTAAATTCACAGAAATAATTTTGCCATTGTTCTGGATTAGGCCAATATTCAAACCATTTCGTTTCTTCTAGGTCAGTTATCCACCAGTTGTTTACTTTTTTCAATATCGTCTTCAGGATTTTCAGTCACTGCCTTTTCGTAATAAACTATAATATTCTTTTGTTGACCTATATATCTTTTCATTTCTGCAATATTAAGTGCTAGGTTTTCATAGTCACGCATAGAAAGAACAACAAATGCCAATTCACCATAAGTATCCTTGAATTCTGCTTCGAATGATTCAAGGGTATCTTTAGTTACTACAAATACACGGACGTCAGTTAGCTGTAGTGGTTTCGGTTTCGATACTGTTGGTATCTGAACTTTCTCCACCTTGGTTACTACTTTGATCTCCGGTTCCGGTTGGACGCGGCTGCAACCAACTAGGAAGAGGGACGTTGTCAGTATTACCGGTATCAACCATGAGCTCACGCCAAAGTTTAGCAGTCGCGCCATTCATCTTTCCTTCTAATTTTACATTATCCCGAAGCGCATCTTGTACAAGATTGAGTCTCGAGAACTTAGACCTTAGTTCATCACTGTATGCTTCTGCCTGTCTTAGATCAGAAGCTAATTGATTATTTAATTCTTGCATCTTAGCAGCATTTTCTTGCATTAGTGCTATACTTGCCTCTGCAGTTTCTACTGCACCTTCAAGCTTCACATTATTTTCTCGTAGGGTAGCAATGGTTGCTTGTGTTGTATCATAGTAGTATTTGGCTCCGTAGCCTACACCACCAAGAATACCAAGTACAATTATAAGAGCATAAACTTTAAGCATTATCTTCTATATATTTTCTAAATCTTTTCAAAAGAACTGGTATTTTATCTTTTTTACGACGGCGATCAGTTACATTTACTGTTTTAATTCTCGGCCCCATAGCTGTATCAGCAGGTGACGGAATAGAACCAGTACTAACTGCTGGTGCGTCTTCTCTGTAAATATCGGACGATCTTTGATTTTTTCTCTTACGATTAATAAACCCTTTATATTTTGGATTTGGAACGCGTAAGTTTTTTAACTTCTTGTCTTGAACTGTAGGACGAATTGGTGTTCTCTCATCTAATTCATTTGACTCTTTTTTATCAGCCATTGCAAGACCCGCCTTACGCTTACGCATAATATCATCTTGCTTATCCATCTCTTTATTTTTATATTTTCTAGAGGTAGGAGATGCAGCAACACGAGCATATTTTTGTGCAGCACTATAGTTACTCTTTGATGCGGCTTTCTTATATGATTGTATTGTAGCGGGTGAGAGCTCGTCAAGTGTACCTTCATTTACGTTTTCATCTAGACTTTCTTTCATCGTACAATCTCGTTTGCTGTTATATATATTTTCTGTTTAGTACGTATATGAGTTGCTTCATATATGTTAATACCGAAAATATCCCCAACAGGATATGCATTTTCATCTACCATAATTTTGTCGTTAGGATAAACCATTTCATCGCAGGTACTATTAAAAACTTTATTAATAGTTGTCTTATAAACCCCAGGAGAAAGTCTACCATCTTCAAGAATAAACCACTGGCTTTCTTCTACCATAAGATCAGTAGGATCCACGCCAATCTCTTTCAGTCCAGATAGGAGCTTCTTTTCTGAAACAGAGAATTTTTCTTTAATCAAATAAAGTGCAGCTGCATATGATGCAAGACGTGATTTACCACCAGGAACTTTGCCCATTAGACGTTTTACATTAAATACGAGACGGTGGAAAGGCGTATAAGCATCTCTATACGTCATACGATTTTCCATACTGTCAAGATTAAACGACTTAAGTCTTTTACCGTTTTCATCAATAATACCAGCTTTATAGGCTTCGGTCTTATCAAACGGTGTTACAAGAAGAGTCAGGAATCTAAAGGTATAAACTAGATCTCCAGCTTGTTTTAAAAGTCCCATTATATTTCCTCTAACTTCTTTTTAACTTCTTCGTTCGAATGAATATGTTGTAACTGTCCCGGATTTAAATAATTCAAATATTCTAAAAACGGTTTAACAATAGGCCAATGTTTTTCTTCTAATTTATTTGCCAATATAGTCAAGCTACCATAATTTCCGAATACATTAAATATAACAATAATGTGATTCATTAATAAACGTTCTGTTAGTTTACCTGTTTCCAGATATCGATTTACCAGACGTTTAATATATTTAATTCGCTTTAAATCATCATAAAACTCTTCAGGATCAATATAACCCTTTGGAGTATAATAATGTTTAGCCGCGAATACTACCAGATCTTCATCTAGCAATTCATCATATTGTGTCACGAGTTAATCCTTAGTTTAGGAATCCAGCAGAGATCTTATTTAAAAGACTTTTCTTAGTGTCTTTACTATCTACCTCTATTCCTTCATCTTCTGCTAAGGCTTTTAACTCCGTTTTTGTCATTTTAGTAATATCTTTCGGCGAATCCTCTGTAAGTGGTTCACATCCACAATCAGGACCGCATTGGCAATATGGATCTCCACACGGGCAGGATTCTACCTCAATAAATGCAAGTTCTTCATCTATAGTATACTGACCAACACCATAATACTCATTGAGCATTTCTGGTGTTACCTTCATCGCTTTTAGAACTTCTCCCGTTCGCTCGTGTACCCACCCGCGAGAAGTTAGAATTGCATTTTTCACTGGCTTTATTCTACTGGCCATATTATTCGCCCTTTGGTGCTGCTGGATCTTTCATTGGTGTTCCGCCTGGTTTAATGCTTGTATCACCTTTTGCATTATCACCCGGACGCATTTTTGATTTTTTAGTCATTGT